AAGATTGGGTGGACCTATTAGAGGGAAACGAACCGAGCTGGCTACACCCGTCAATGGTGTATGAGCCAGCCCAAGGCAACCGTATCCTTATCAATGTCCCACCCGAGCACGCTAAGTCCACCGTTATAACGGTCAACTATTCGACTTATCGCATTGCTCTCAATCCGAACATACGAATCATCATCGTATCGAAGACCCTGTACAAGGCACGCGAGTTCGTGTATTCTATCAAGCAGCGTCTATCCCATCCTCAGTATATGAAGCTCCAGACAGCATATGGTCCGGAAGGCGGGTGGAAGCAGGACGCAGATACCTGGCGGGTCGATACTGTCTATCTTGGGAGTGATGCGAGGAATTCCTCTGAGAAGGACCCCACCATCCAAGCCCTTGGTATGGGTGGGCAGATTTATGGTGCCCGCGCCGACCTGATTATTCTGGACGACTGCATCACCACGGCAAACGCCCACGAATACGAGAAGCAAATCAACTGGCTTCAGAAGGAAGTTATTACCCGTCTGGGCAAGAATGGCAAGTTGCTAGTGGTAGGGACAAGAATTGCACCAACTGATTTTTATAAAGAGCTACGTGACCCTAAGTATTGGTCAGCTGGTAAGAGTCCTTTTACCTATCTTGGTATGCCCGCTGTACTTAGGTATGGCAGCAATCCAAAAGATTGGGAAACGCTTTGGGCTAAGTCTGACCAGCCCTGGGATGGCGACAATCTCGAACCTGATGAGGATGGGTTATACCCGAAGTGGGATGGACCAACCCTATACACTCGTCGTGGAGAAGTAACGCCGTATACCTGGGCGCTGGTCTACCAACAGGAAGACGTGATGGAAGACTCCATCTTCCCGCCCGACTTAGTGCAAGGCTCAATCAATGGAATGCGAAAGCGTGGACCGCTTCGCCCTGGTGCTGCAGGACATCCCAATCAAGTCGAAGGTTATACCGTTGTAGGGTTTGACCCAGCTATGGGTGCGGGTCGAGCTGCATTTGTTGCGATGACCTACAACCGCCACGATGGAAAAATTTATATTCTTGACTGTCTTGATATGGCAGAACCTACGCCCCAGAAGATTAGGGCAGCCATTGAAGAGTTTGTTCAGAAGTACAAACCACAAGAGTTGCGGGTTGAAATCAACGCCCACCAGAAAGCGTACGCCCTTGATTCGGATTTACAACAATGGCTATCAATATATGGCTGTCGCCTCAATGCTCACTTTACTGGGAAGAACAAATGGGATACCACATTCGGTGTTGCAGGAATGTCCACCCTATTTGGAAGCACCGCCAATGGAAAGCACCAAAAGAATAACCTTATCGAGTTTCCAAGCACTGAAGGCTCTGAGGGGCTTAAGGCTCTAGTACAACAACTTATTACCTGGCGCCCAGATACCAGGGGTAAGACTGACTGCGTAATGGCACTCTGGTTTGGAGTAATTCGCTGTCGAGAATTTATGCAACAAAACTCTACCGTGCAAAGATATGCCCACAATCGTTGGGCTACCAGAGCACAGGCTGCAAAGCGTTATACGGTAAACATTGACGAGATGGTTGCCGAACAGTGGCAACAAATCTACGGATAGGAAATAGATGTTATCTATCGAACAAATCTCAGCGCGAGTAGAGAATCTGCGTCAACGTGCTGCAGAGCGGGATTCCCGCCAGCAAGACGTCCTTGCTGTCCGTAAAGGTCAGATTGCTACCGTTTATCCTGACTTCTTTCCAGAAGGCGTAGATGCCAATGTCGTTGCAAATTTTATTGATATTGTGGCGCGAGACCTATCTGAGGTTATGGCGCCGCTCCCTGCGGTTAACTGCTCTGCCGCAAATCAGTCGAGTGACCGTTCTCGTAAATTTGCTGATGCACGCACTCGTATTGCTAATAACTATTTTTCTCATTCTGACTTACAAGTACAGATGTACACGGGTGCCGATATGTACATCACCTTTGGTTTCGTCCCGTTCATAATTGAACTCGACGATGAAGCGGGGCTGCCGCGCATACGCATAGAAAACCCAGTGGGTGCTTACCCTGAGTTTGACCGCTATGGGCGCTGCATTGCCTTTGCTAAACGCTACTATATGGCAGTCGGGGAGCTTGCTTCACAGTTCCCTGAGTATGCACATATCTTGCTTGGCAAAGAAATGTACAAGTCAGATATGAACTCACAGATTGAGATTGTTCGTTATTATGACGAGCAACAGTCAATTCTGTACGTACCAGAACGCAATAACCTAGTTTTGTCTTCTGCAAAGAATCCAATTGGCAAGATGATGGTTGTAGTAGCACGCCGTCCTTCTATTGATGGCGAGATGCGTGGACAGTTTGACGACGTACTCGGTATTCAGTTGCTTCGCAATAGGTTCGCATTACTTGCGATGGAAGCAGCGGAAAAGTCCGTACAGTCTCCAATTGTTCTCCCTGCCGATGTCAACGAACTCGAGATGGGTGGCGATGCTGTCATTCGAACAGCCAACCCAGCCGGAGTACGTCGCGTAGACCTCAACATTCCACCTGGTGCATTTACTGAACAACAGATTTTGCAGCAAGAGTTGCGAACTGGAACACGTTATCCCGAGGGTAGAACTGGCAACATTGACGCCAGCATCATTACCGGTCAGGGCGTTCAGGCGCTTATGGGTGGCTTTGATACACAGGTCAAGTCAGCGCAAGCTATTTTTGCTTCGTCGCTCCGCGATGTTATCTCTGTCTGCTTTGAGGTGGATGAGAAGTTCTTTGACTATGAAAAAACTATCCGTGGCGTAGACGCTGGTTCTCCGTACCAGATTACCTACAAGCCAAGTAAGGATATCAAAAAAGATTATTCAGCAGACGTTCGTTATGGAATGCTGGCTGGATTGAACCCTGCACAGGGTTTGATTTTTATGTTGCAAGCCTTATCCGGTGGACTTATTTCTACTGACCTTGCTATGCGTGAGTTGCCATTTGGTATCAACGTTACACAGGAGCAAGAGAAGATTGAGATTGAGAATATGCGTAAGTCACTTGTTCAATCTCTACAGGCTTATACACAAGCTATACCGCAGATGGCTATGTCTGGTGCAGACCCATCTTCGGTTATCAAAAAGATTGCAGATGTAATAAAGGCGCGTCAAAAGGGCGTTACGATTGAAGATGCAGTTGAGGACGTCTTTGCTCCAGAATTACCTCCTGCTGGTGCACCACAGGTTGAGCAACCGTCCCCTGCTCCCGCTGCGCCAGTAGGAGGCGCTTCTCCACTAGCACCTAGTGCTGGCGGTGGATTACAAAGTGTTTTAGCAGCATTGACCGCAGGTGGTCAAGCATCAGGTAGTGCAAGAACCGTCGTACGCAGATAGGAGTAAATATGCCCCCAAGAAAGAAAAAGGCTACTCCACGTAAAAAAATAAAGACGGTAAAACGAATTAGAACCGTAAAGACCATTGAGCATACAAAGCTTGAGGTTTACGCTATCTGGCTCAATGAATATTACAACTCTCTTAAGGCAGCTGGATTTCCAGAAGATATTTGCCTCAGTTTGATTATGGATAAAGAGTCTTACCCAGCCTGGGTAAACTTTGAGATTCCCAAAGATATAAACCCAAGTAAGTATTTGGACGAAGAGGATGAGGACTAATGGCGGATAGACGTGGTGGATTTAGACCTACTGCTCCTCAAAATAATCCTGCTAATGTAAACGCCCTCGGTGGCGATGGTCAAAGTGGGCGCAATACTCAACCGGCTCGTTACATTTCTGGACTCCCTTATGGTGAGGGTCAAGCCACAATGGAACAGCAGACATCTGCACCTATGGCTGGTCGAGCAGAACCTTCTGCTATGGAGATGCCAGTACCACTGATGGCACCATCTGCACGGCCCGATGAACCAATTACTGCTGGTATTGACCTTGGTCCTGGTCCTGGTTCTCAAGCTGTAATGACTCCCAATAGAACACCTAGCCTTATGGAAACAATTCGTAGTTTGATTCAATACGACCCAACCGGAGATACGGAGCTTATTTACCGAAGACTTGTCGATGAAGGATACTGATGACTCAAGAAATCAACTACATCGTAGCCAAGACAAGTCCAGGACTTTACGCAGCAGCAAAGCAAGCTGGACTCAATACGCAACAAAGAAACCAAATTGAACAGTTTTCTTGGACCGTAGATAAGAATAAACAACTCAGCGCAAAACCTATTGATGTTGCTCGTATGGATTTCAACAATCTAGACGCTGATGCACAAGAAATGTTGAAGTTCCTTTATCCAAATGCCGAGTATGCAACTGGTGCTCCAACTACAAAAGACTATGCCTTTGGTGCGCTAAAGACAACCGGAAAAATTG